TGGCATAAGTGTAGTAACTGCCAATATTGGCACTTGTTGCTTGTATCAACCCCTGCTGCGTGGCTGCATTGGCCTGCCATGCTATATTGGCACCGATAATTTGACCTTGTAAACCTGCCACATTGGCATTGGCATAGATGTAGTAACTGCCTATATTGGCATTGAGTGATTGTATTGCGGCATTGGCCCCAGTGACATTGTTATTGGCATAGGTATTGGCTGCAATAATCTTAAGATCTAAATTAACTAGTTCGGTGGCCTGAGCTCCAGCATTGGCAGTCCACGCTGTGGTCACTGTCGTGATTTGTGTGTCAACATAGCCCTTCATTGCTGTGTTGGCTGTGACAATTTGATTTGCTAAACTGCTTACATTGGCAAGTAAGTCAACTCCCTGTACCACAACTGTGTTGGCCACTGTGACTGTGCCAGAAACACCCACACCACCAGCCACTGTCAAAGCGCCTGATGTGGCACTGGTGCTGGCAGTGTTAGATTGAATCTGAACCACATTGCCAGCAGTAATTCTCATTACTTCACGGGACGCAGTGGCAAATACAATGTCAGTGAATGTTGTTGTAACTAATACTAAATTTCCACTACCAGTTACCGAATTTCCGGACACGTTGATAAAAGCATCATTCCGACCAAGAAGACTATAGCCAGGATAGCTAAAATTACTGCTGCCAATGCCCATGGCAATATAGGTATCCAACAGACTTCCGTTGTTGGGGAGAATACTAAGTACACTGCTGGCCTGGCTACCGGAATTGATATTTTGCATGGTCATTCCGCTGTACCCATTGAAGTTGGTGGCCACTTGGAATGCCATTTGTGGTTCATTGAGATATCCTGTACCTATGCCAGCATACAAGGCACCAAATCCGCTGGCATTGCCAAAGAACTGTCCCGAATTTCCTGTAACTGTTTGATTGGTTACATTACCGATAAAATTAATATTTCCGGTTACTGTTAAGTTACCGTTGATTGTGGCGTCACCGGCTGTGGCCAATGAGTTGAGTACACCAAGTTGATTGATATTGGGTTGAGTGGCTGTGGTGATGGTACCTGAAATTGATCCCGCATAACTAGGCAGGTATGTTGCTACATTGGCGTTACTGTAGACTTGAGTCTGTAAGGTGGCGATGGCTGAGTTGGATGCTAGTATGCTGTTGTTGATACTGGTCAATATGTTGACGCCGTTGGCATAGAGATGGCGATTTGCGAGCACATTACCGGCAGTGATGTTGCCTGAATAAGTAGGCAAGTAACTGGCTACATCAACATTGCTGTAGTTACTGCTGACAAATGGAGCACCATTGGCATAAAAATAATTGTTGGTAAAAATATTACCTGTACGTGTGTTCCCGGCAGTGATGTTGCCCGAATATGTGGGCAAGTATGCCGCCACGTTGGCATTGCCGTAAGTACTGCCACCGACTATTGCGTTGGCCTGTGCTGCTGTGGCCATCAAGCGTCCACCAGGAGTTACACCATCCTGCAGTCGCAATGTGCCTAATCCGGTGTCCAGTACCGCTTCGCCTAAAGGTCCTATATAGGTTTGGGCAAGAGCAGTATTACCACGTTTGAATAGTACTTGGGTTACTTGTACATTGGCAACAGTCATTAGATGTATCCACCATCAACCACACTTTGATCAATGCCCGGAGCAGGTTGTGTGTTGCTCCAATAAGCTGGCATTATTTGTAAATCTAAAGGAACTCCGTAATTGTCATCCACGTACAGTGGCAGTTCGGAGTTGTCTGACGTCTTGGTAACCTTAAAAGTCAACTTGTAAAATCTCTGTTCCAAGTCATCAATTACCACCTTGGTAAACGTAAATGTTCCTTGGCCCTTGGTTATGTCACTGAAAGTCACAGGGTAAGTTGTAACTGTTAACTGATTAACAGGGTCTTGTATTTGTGCTTCCACAGTGTATCCAGTTAGATTCACTGCTTTTTGATCTTGGTTTTTAATTACAATCTGCACTGGGTTATCTATACCTTGATAGACTTTAACGGCTCTTGAGTACACTCGGCGATTCCTTGTAGTAAATATAGTGGGGTCGAAAATCTGGACCTCCACCACGATAGAATATAAATATGTTTTGATAGTGATCATTCATGATTGCCTTTATAACATATTTAGCGAGAAACGTGGAAGAAATTAAACAACTACTAGATCAGTACCCTTATCTTACCCTACTGACCTATGGTGGTGTTGAATATGTAGGCATTGTGCAAAACAGTGATGAACAGATCACTACAATCTATGATTTTTCAGCACTGAAAACCACAGAACAAAAAGTAAAATTCCTAGAATTGGGAGATGTTTGGTGGTGGGAAAGCAACAGAATTATTCCCATCAATGTGTTTTTAAAACAGGATTGGACAGAGTTTAAAGCAGTGGTAAAAACAATGAACAGCAAAGATGTTGTGATACAAATTGGACCGCAGGTGAGTTTAAAAGAAATGAGCCAACGTCGCAGCAAACGCCGATCAATTACCCTAGTCAGGCGTGTTGGCTAGCAAGTTCATATGTACCACGACTAAATGGCTGTAAGCACACGAGTGAGCTTTTTTAAACGCATACTCGCCATCCGCAGATTTTTCCCAAATAGTTGTTGCAACTTCGCGCCAAGGTAATCCTATTAAATGTCGCTTGGCCGGACGTATTATGGCCATAAACATCATCAATCTTGGTATACTATCAACTGCTTCGGGCATTTTGATTAGTGTTTCGTAGTGGTTACCAATGTGTATAAGTTGACTACAAAACTCTGGATCGTATAATCTACTCCAGTCGGGCTCTTGTGACATCAACTGTTGTAAGTGAGCTTCATCTTTTATCTGCGTATATAATGACACGTTGAGAAAGTCCAGTTTGACATAACCCAATTCTTCTGCAGATTTGTAATCAAGACTGGCAGTGCCGGTAAACGGATCGGTGGGAATTGCAGTCACATATACACCTGTGTTGTGACGTATCAATCCACCATCACGAACTATACCCGCAGGGTGATGCTCCAGCACTGCCAGTGCCCGAGATCTATCGGGGAAATCTATGTCAATGTCTGAACGAAATTTCATAGTCCTGCCTTGGCCAATATGTCTCGAACCCACTCGACATCGGCCAAGTATTCTCGAAACCGCCGTTGCCACGAGTCGGGGTCGATCATGGGCAAGATCATACCTATCTGTTCTTCAGTGACACTGTCAAGAAATTCCACACCCGTTGCACAATTAAACACCACCCAAGGACTAATCCTACCGGTGCTAATATGGAAACAAATCCTATTACTGTTGCCATAACGAAAATAGTCCCCAAAACCTCCCTTAAGATCTGTATTGCTTTCTGCATATGATTCCATTTCTCGTAATGCTCGTTCCAATGCGTCCGACACTGCTTCTCTTTTGACATAGTCCGGTAACCATTCTGTGTATAACCCATCACTGCACCAATGATCTATCTTTTTGTTATTTTTCAACAGCCAATCTAAATAGTTGACAAAGTTGATGCAACGTATGTCCTGACAATATCTACCAAATTTAACAAAGGCGTTGTAGTAAGGACTGGCAACAAAGTCTGCATAACTTTTTAGTCGTGCTGATCCTTGTGTGGTTTCATAAAAACGCAAGTATGCCCGGAGTCCCAACTGCACACCTGTTTCACTTTCCTGTTGCCAGCGACGCTTTGGCTCACACAGGTGAACACTGAGTGTGCTGAGTTTTAAAAAACTCTTGTCACAGTACTTACAGGTATTCTTTGATTCGTCGGTCATCCCATCCTTGAGATTTTAAATGTTGTTTAAGATCGTCTTTACTATTCAACCGGGCCAATAATGCAATTTCGTCGTCACGCAGATCAGGGTACAATTCACGCAGTAGTTTTTCTACTTTGTTGTTACTAGTGTCTTTTTTCTTGGGCGAAATCCACTGGTGAAACTGTCGTCCCATGCCGGGACTCACAGTGGTGGCCAACAACCACTGTAGTTTTTTATGCTGTGTGGTGTTGATGTCAAAGAAGTTGCGATTGAGTCGTTCGTTGCAACTGATCAAGTAGTAGGCTTGTAATTCTGCCGAGCCCGACACAGTGGCACCATAGCGTATCATGAGAAATGGTGAGAACTTTTTACGTTCCTCTTCTGTGAGATCATCATAGAAGTCACGGTTCTTTGAATCAAACTGTGCCATTTCATTTGCGATTGATAGTTTATCTGTTGTCATATTTTAATTTATAGTACATTATAGCAGGCTCTAGTAATTCTTGCAAGCCGGCATCCGTTTGAGCTGTTCTTCTGATATTGATCCACAGTTGATCCTCACGCATTTGTTCTAAGTGATCTGCATGCCGGGATGAAACATGATGCAGTTGTCTATCCGTTTCACCCATGTTTCTAACATACACAGTTTCACCCGAATCTGGGCTTTCGTATATCTTGGTCATGGTTTACCAAACTAAACTGTAGTTGACCACTTCACTTTGACGACTGATGTCTTTGACAAAGTAAGCACACATGGGCCCGTCAACACCGTTTTCCAGGGGCACTGCCAACAGTTGTCCAGGCTTGAGTTTGGGAAAATACCATTTGACATCTTGATAAATGTCTACAATTTCCACCGGATAAAAGTCCGGACGGAAACTGGTCTTGGGATTGAATGCAAAGGCCGAGAATCCCCTATCGTTGATACTTGTCAGGGGTACCACTTCTAAATCGCCCATGTCTTTTTCGCCAATCAACAGTTGCCAATCCACTGGCATACGAATGGTGTGTTCACCAATCTTCAACACCAGGGCTGGACTGTTGAAGCTTTCCATAAAGATCAAGGGAATATAAAAGTAGTCTGGATCCTTGGGATTACTGTTGTCCAGCACACAGAAATTGAGTTCGTCAATCTCGTCGGGTATTTCATCTAAGGGATAACTTCTATTTTCTAAAGTCAAAATTCTCATTGCCAGTCTGCTTTCTCTATTGTGTAGGGGTATTGAGCTTCCGTATAAAATTTCTTACGTGCGGTTAAATGTCTTTTTGCGAATTTACAGGTGCTGGTGATGTCCCAGATTTGCACATGATCTTTGTCTTCGGCTTTTCTGATGCCACGCCCGATGCTTTGTATGACTCGAACAAAACTTTTGCCCGGCTCAAGTAACACAAGATTAAATATCCTAGGGATATTAATACCCACAGCAGCAACACCATAGGTAGCAATGATAATTTTATCACTACTGACGGCAACTTCATCGTATTCATCTTTTCTCTCCTGAGCCTTGGTTGATCCCGATACAAACACAGCACGTTCGCCTAAGCGTTCCAACAACAGCTTTCCTGTGGCAATTCTATCTACCAAGATAAGTGTGTTGCCAGTTTCGTTTACACTGTTTATCAACTGTGCCAGGTAATCAAGTCTACCTGCTGTTTCGGTCAAGTATTTAAGCTCGCTTTGGTAGTTGGTATATTCAACGTGGTCTATCAACTGTACTATATTTACGTGACAACGGGCCAGGTGGCCCGCTTCTTGAAGTTCCGACGCACTTAATCGACCCACTACTGAGCCTAGACTACAAAAGATACTGGTCTTTTCGTAATCTTCTCGGGGCACGGTACCAGTGAGTCCCCAGCGTATGGGCACATGGGCAAACACTCCGGTCAGCAAAGTCTTTAGTGCATCGGCCTTGGCCATATGTACTTCATCCACCATGACCAACACCACACCTTCAATAAACTCGCCAATGGTGACCTCGGCCTCTGCCGACTTGGTGTTCTTTAATAGGATGTTTAGGCTTTGCCAAGTGCAAATGGTGTGTGTTCGACCAAATTCTTTTCTATCGCCAAAGTACACTCCCACATCTAGTCCTAGATTTTTGTAGTCGTCTTCGGTCTGTGTCACTAGACTTTTGTTGGGCACAATGACAATGGATCTGCCATACTGTTCCACACTGCGACTCAAGGCCGCGGTCATAATAGTTTTGCCAGCACCAGTGGCTATTTCTTGTATACTCTGTGGATTACTTAAAAAGTTATTGATAATTTCCACTTGATAGTCGCGAAACACTATGGGTTCGCCGGCTCGGGGATGGCCTGCGGGCCATGTTTGATCGCTGAAACTATCTTCTCGAAATTCTGCAAACTCAAACTGTGTGCGGTAGTCACGAACATCCTCCAACTCAACATCGTATCCTTGGGATTCCAGGATGGGCAGGATATCCGGCAACAGGTTTACATAACTGGTGCCACTGAGTTGAAAGAACGCAACCTTGCCGTCCCATCTGCCCAATCTCACTGCGGGTTGATATCTGGCACCGGGTATTTCAAATTTGAACCGATCCACTAGCTTTTTACGTGTGGCCAAATCAAGACCTTCAATCTTGATGTTGACTTCATCACGTATTACTAATTTAGCTTTCAAAATATACTTTGGTTATAGATTGTCGTTGTGCAATTTCTTTTAACAATTCATCTCTAGGCCGAGTTTCAATTAATTCTGCTACAGGAAACCTCAACGGTAACAGTCGAGGATCTTCAAATTTAGCAAATCCCTGACTGTTAAAGAACTCTTTATTCTTTATATAGTATTGTAACATATTCTCCAAGGTGCTATCAACCTGAGTTTTAAAAAACCTAACTGCAAAATCTGCACTGTAAACTCCAAATGGTCGAAATGCCTCCTGGCTGATGTATTGATCTTTATCAAGGGCAAGGTCTTCTAGGGTTTTACCTATCTCACAATAGTTTAAGCACACAGAGCCAAATCCAGGATCAAGTGTTCCGTATTCCTCCATCAAATCGGGATCAAGTACATGAACTTTGGGTAGTCCGTACCAAGTACACACAAAACGTGGTTGGTTACCTCTGGCTACTGATTCGCAACGGTGTACATTGATATTTAAATCAGCCATGGCTTGTTTAACTGTTGCAGGTGCAGTGTTCCAAAATTTGTTTGATTGCTGATCTAGCAAACCATGATATTGTTCAAAAATACTGTGTAGATAATTAAGCGTATCTTGATCCTGCACACTGGATATCGTTCGGGTAATAATATTATTGTGACTGTTGATGGTGTCGATACTGGCCTGTATCATTGCCACAGCACGAGATTCTTCTTGTGCCACACTGTTGAATCCATAAAACCTGTCAGGATGGTCCAATGGATACGGCTCTCTGGCCATCATACGTTCCAGCCACTGAGTGGCTATGGGTGTGCGTAACACTTTAAATCGCAATGCAAATTGGTCTGAGCCTAGTTCAATACACAATATCACAATCGTTTTACCTTAGTGTTGTTCTTCTTATTGTACACTTCTTGTGCCACATACACAACCTTTTCGGCCTGTTGTAACATGTGTTGCCTGTCTCCTCCAAACACCATGCCAACACTGCTGATCAACAATCCAATGGGCCGATCCACAAGTGGTTGCTGTGTATGTATATACTGTTGCATTTTAAAAACTTCATCGGTGCCAACTCGTCTTTGTAACTGTTTCAACATGCGATAGGAACTGTTGGGCTCGTAGATCACCACAGGGTAACGATTCACAGCTTCAGCATAATCCAACACAGTGTCAAAGTCAACATTGTTGGCAAATGTAGCGGGATCAAGTCTGAGTTCTCTATGCACCAATAAATTATAAAATTTGGCACCACGTGTGGCCATGATGGATTCGGCAATGGCTGGCTCCACAGTGTAGCCCAACACACCACTCATGTCCACCAGGTACAGCAGGCGATCCAGGCCAAACCCACCGTGAGAGTTGATGTATTCTCGCAGGCTGTCTGGTGAGTTGCGTATGTCAAGTTGATCCCCGTTGATATACAGTTCTATAGCATAGGGCTGTGATTCAACCTGATGAATTTGATCCATGAGACTGTGAACAGCTGAGTCGATTTCAAATCGGTTTTTATTGGCCCAAGTGGTTAGCCAACTTACGTTGTATTCTGTCACTGCCGCAGTCCATACTCGGTGATTTTGATCCCATCTTACCTCACCTTGACTGGTTTTGGAAAAGTCTCTTATGTCGCCGATGTGGTCATTGTTGAATGGAAACCGTATCAACAATCTATCTCCGTCGCGGGTCAAAGAACAAGTGTAGTCCAGTTGACGCAAGGGCTGTCTCCATACAGGTTGACGCACAGGTTCAACATCAATACCTTGTGCCTGCAACTGTCGTTGGTATTTGAGTACAATCTTGACCAGCAGGTCGGCCTGGCGTAGGGTCAAGGACTGTGATACAGAAACTGAAGTGGCCATGCTTTCCAGTACACCAACATCGTATCTGGCCAAGCTGATTATGGGTTTGATGTCGGCCAACCATGGATTAAGCAGTTGTCCAGACACAGGATCTCTGTGTCCCACTATCACTTCTAAATAATCTTCCACATGAGTAAATTGTCGCATAATGTATTATAACACAGTTGGTTGGGTAAAAAAAGCCCTGCGGTTAAGCAGGGCTATAAAACTGTGATTCAGGAGCTAGAGAGAATCACAGGAAAAACAACATTTATTCGTTTTCTTTCTTACGTCGAGCAGGGCAAGTAAAACCAGTATCAGCCAATGCCTGTCTTACTTCATCATCGTTGCACAGTAATGCAATGGCACCAGCCTTCATACCAAAATTCCAAAGTTCACGGGCCAGTTTCAATCGTTTACAGTTGTCATCGACAAATGTAGTACCACCACCAAAACCTAATCCGGCAATATTAAAACTGCCCGAAGTTGACCCCATACAAGTATCAAGACCTGACGTTAAGTTGGGACCATTAACTGATGGTACATTTTTTACAGTGTAACTGCCGTTGTAAGTAACATCACTACTGCCGCCGCCACTGCCACCAATATTAATGCTTTGTGTATTGCCAATGCCTGTTGCATTGGGATTGGCAATACTTGTGGCACCTGCATTGGTTGAATTCGCACCAGCACCCACATCCATGTTTGTAGTTTGTGCATGAGCAAGGTTACTGACAATGACTAATGCAATTAAGCCGTGGTGTAGTTTCATAGTTATTGTCCAATCACGTTAGTAAAAGTACCGTTAAACACACCATTAGCACCAGTTGACCCAACTGCTTGAAACGAACCAGTTAATGCATTTGAAACCGATCCAGTATTGGTAATGCTGTTTTGTGCGGTTGCACTGCTGGTAGATCCAGTAACAGAAGTTGCACCAGTTGTACTTAATCCAAAAGTCACGCTGGTGGCGTTTTGTCCCACTGCACTGGTACCGCTTGCTACTGTACCAGCACCTGTGAGATTCGCTGAACTACCGCTACCAAACGATGATACACCAATGCCACCAGCAGATCCAACTGAGTTTGTTAGTGTACCTGTGGCACCATTGACACTGCCATCAATAGTTCTTGTGGCAAAACCTGATTGATTAGCAAAAGATTCAGCACCACCTGTGCCTGTACCTGTTACACTGGTTGCAGTTCTACCAGTTGAACTGATGGAAGAATTAATTGTGCCCACACCTGTTGTGGGATTGATGGTATTGGTAGTTGTGATACCCATGGAGTTACTGGCCGATACTGAACCGGAGTAACTGCTGGAGCCTGCACCTGTTTGTGTGGAAAACACACTTACGCCACCGTTGATACTGCTGTTACTGGCGCCGGTTACAGCAAAACCTGCCGCATGACCGGTTCCAGTACCACACAAGCCCGCTATCATTAATGCTATTAGTTTACGTTTCATTTTTACTACCTTTATGTTGAAAAACAATTAAGTATTATACCAAAAACAAAATGTCTTTGATACCAAATCAAACACGACTTAACAGCTCACCCGCATAAATTTAGCACAGTCGATTTCAACCTAAAAGCTCTTGACATCAAGTTAGCACAGTTGGTACTACTTCTTACATCATACATATATTATAACAAATCTGGGATTATCAGTCAACTACAAATGTTGTTATATTGCTACAATTTCTATAGTAGCACCAGCAACCTCCGCATCACGTTTAAAACTTTCAAATACACTTCTAGTGTACGCACTCATGCCTTCACTACCTTTGTAACACTTGTATATTGAACCTGAATAACCAACAACATCATAATGGTCACCTTGATCAATCACCTGTTCAATACCCGAGTTCATTCTCCAGCTATCAGAACCGGCATATCCGCCGTACCAACTACCAAGTACCTTGCGAATTCGACCGTGTTCGCTGTTCATTTCCACTATAACCCAACGGTCTGGTGTATATTCACTCATTTAATTTCTCTCGCCGCCATCATGGCATCTGCCACATCATATGCTTCTCTTGCTACAAAATGTGCGGTTTTACTGTGTGTAAGTGCATGTGTAACAATCGCGGGCACGGCTTGAGCCGCAAAGTAATCTCTTAGGTCCATGCCTTCGTCCCATACTCTTTCTGAATTACCTACAGGAAATGCTTTCATTCTTCAACTCCAAAAGTTTTTCTAATTTCGTATTCCACCAAGTGTAATGCGCCATTGTAATCTGTATACAATTCATCTGTAGTCCAAGATCCATCTTCATTCCTATCTATCAAACCGTCCACCGCAGATAAACATCGTTGTACGATCAACTCGGCAAACTGTTCCACAGTGGGTGCCAATGCTGTTTCTGATTCTCCAATGATGCCTGCTTGTTGAGCTAATTTGATAATTTGTTGGTTCATAATGTTCTCCAAAAAACTGCTGTTAAGCAGTTTTCATACATGTTACCGAGGCCATTGCTTTCCATTTTAGTGGGAAGCTCTTACGCAGGTCTGCGATTTTGATTGCCATACGCAGACTAACTTCACGCAAGCGGTTCTTGTTGTCTTCCAAGAAGCCAATGATCTCATCTTGCACACACGGTTCAAAATCATAGTCCGCAAACAAGGCACCATCCTGTGCAATTTGCTTGATACGCAACACCTTGTCACGCATGGTGTCCAAGGTCAAGTCCAAGTAATGGCATCTTGACTGTAGTGCATCCAAGTGATCTTTCAACTTCTGACTTTTCATTTGATCAAACTTGAGGTTGGTAATAAACACTATACTGCCACGAAACTCAAACGAGCTGGGAACATCTTCACGTTTCAGCATACTGCTGTCACTCAACCAAGAAATTTTACGTTTCTTACCCGAGTCCAGGGCACCTTTCAACAAGTTCAATGCCACATCATCAACCAAGATACTATCACAGTCATCAAATACCAGCATGCAGTTGGCATCTGAATACTTGTACAGTGTGGAATACAAACCCAATGCGGTAGCACTGCCTTTGACAACTTCTGCACGTAGTCGACGACCTGAGATTTGATCAAACAAACAGGCCTTTTCCACAATACGTTCTACACCGTAACTTTTACCAACTCCTGGGGGGCCCGATACAATCATTGCACGGATGTCGCCTGTGGTTGCGGCAGTGGCCATTTCATCTAAGATCTCAAATCTTTGACGAATACGCTCGATGGCTTGTTCATCTGTTTCTTGTGCAGTGACCAACGCTTCAGCTTCAGCCACCGGTGTATTACCGGCATCAACATATTCTGCTTCGCTCACAAATTCATAATCCGTCATACCCGATACCTTTACACGAATGTCGTCTGGGAAACCAGCAAATACTCCGCCATTTCTCACAGTGACATAGCCACCTTTGGCGGTAGTTTTATACTGCTCTACCAATTGGAAAATTTTACCACTTACATCTGTAGTGCGATAAGCACCTGATTTGATACGAATAAAACTGTTTGTCATACTAGCTCCTACTGTTGTTAATATACATATATTATAGCAAAACCCCAATTATGGGTCAACCGTTTTTAGCCTTCCAAAGATGCAATAATCAAGGCGTTTGAAACTATAAGACCAACCACTGCAATGGCCATAGCCGTCATGTCATGAATTATCAATTGCCCTGCTATAATGCCAAGACATCCACTGTTTATCATTACCGCTATTTTTTTCATTTCTGCTCCTAATCGTTTACTATACTAATATTATAGCAAAATGGCTATTATTGGTCAACCGTTTTTGCCACTTTCATCATTTTAAGATTGCTGTCTGTAGCACAAATTCTAACGCCATAACAGTCGTTTTCACCGTAAATTACATCAATCCAAGGCACTGTTTTTTCTGCGGCATTTTCGGATAATGCAATGTTTTTGATTGTACCAGTTAATTTACCAGCGGCACTAACCCAAGTAATTTTATCATTAACATTTAATTTCATTTCAGCTCCTGTTGTTTAACTATACTAATATTATAGCAAATGGCGAATTCTGGGTCAACCAAACTGCATTAAACTACTTCAAATTCCATACTTAATGTTGATATCTGCTGGGCGAGACCAAAAATCATTACGAGCCAAAGATGAGGTTTCTACAATGTTAGCGAATTTTTTGAAAAATTCAATTGGCCAACCGTCCCATATCTCTACGACTTGGTGTGCTCGATCAGACTGAGGATCGCGAAGCAAAGTAGCATAGTGTATGATCAATTGACGAATATCAGTATCTGTCATATTTTCAAAGTCAACTTGTACCGTGCTGGGTTGAGTGAGCTCTGCTTGTATTTGGTCTTTCATTTTTCTACTCTTTAGGAATTCACTGTGTTGAATGGGCTTAGATCTTCTTCAAACTCACAGACTTGGTCGGCGGCTACTAACTTTGTTGAAAACTCTAAACTTTCTGCCCAGGCTTGATGCTCGGTTTCTGAGGGAAATGCTGACGAATATTCTTCGCTGGGTATGGTATTTGCATTGTTCATTTCTACTCCTGATGATTGACGTAACTGCAAGTATAACACAGCAAGAATTGTCAGTCAAGAAAAAACCCGCCCAAGTGTGCATCGCAGAGAGGCCGGGCGGGTGTGTCCTACTTATTTAACAGCAATTACATCATATTCGGCATTTGGGGTTGAGGATTCGCAGGATCTTTGGGTAAATCAAAAATCGCACAATCCGTTGTCAACAACAAACCTGCCACACTAGCGGCATTGACCAAGGCAGTTTTAGCAACTTTGGTTGGATCAATAACACCAGCGGTCAGCATGTCAACATACTGTTCTGTGGCGGCATTGTAACCATAGTTACCCGAACCTGACGCAACTGCGTTCAACACCACATCAGCACTTTCACCGGCGTTACTTACTATACAACGTAGTGGTTCTTCCATTGCACGTAACACAATGTTGATACCGGCCTGTTGATCTGCATTGGCACCCTTCAAGTTGTTGATTGCTTGCTTGGCTCTAACCAAGGCAACACCACCACCAGGCACAATACCGTCTTCCACAGCGGCCTTGGTGGCATGCAGTGCATCATCAATACGGTCTTTCTTTTCTTTCATTTCCACTTCGGTGGCAGCACCCACACGGATAACAGCAACACCGCCGGCCAATTTGGCCACACGTTCGTTCAACTTCTCACGATCGTAGTCGCTGGTGGCTTCTTCCACCTGTGCTCTGATTGCACGTACACGGTTTTCAATGGCCACTGTGTCACCGGCGCCATCGATGATGATGGTGTTTTCTTTTGAAATTTCCACACGTGCCGCCATGCCCAGGTCTTCGGCTGTTACTTTGTCTAAGGTCAGGCCAAGTTCTTCGGCAATGACTCTACCACCGGTCAAGATGGCAATGTCTTCCAACATGGCTTTTCTACGATCACCAAAGCCCGGAGCCTTGATGGCACAGGTTTTGACAGTGCCACGCATGTTGTTCACAACTAGTGTTGCCAATGCTTCACCCTCAACATCTTCGGCAATGATCAGCAAGGGCTTGCCGGCCTTGGCCACTGTTTCCAACACAGGAATCATGTCGCGAATGTTTGAAATCTTTTTGTCAAACAACAGGATGAAAGGATGATCCAACTCCACTGTTTGTCGGTCTTGATTGTTGATAAAGTATGGGCTCAAGTAGCCACGATCAAACTGCATACCTTCTACCACTTCTAATTCGTCCTGTAGACTTTTGCCATCTTCCACAGTGATCACACCTTCTTTGCCCACTCTAGCCATGGCATCAGCAATCATTTGACCAATGGTGGCATCGCTGTTGGCTGAGATAGTACCAACCTGTGCAATTTCTTCGTCTGTCTCACAGGGCTTGCTGATGGCACTCAATGCATCCACTGCGGCACGTGTGGCTTGATCAATACCACGCTTGAGATCCATGGGATTTAAGCCGGCAGTGACAAACTTCATGCCTTCTTTCACAATGGCCTGTGCCAACACAGTGGCAGTGGTTGTACCATCGCCAGCATCAGACGCTGTACGGCTGGCAACTTCTTTCACCATTTGAGCACCCATGTTTTGCAGTTTATCTTGCAATTCAATTTCTTTAGCAACTGTTACACCGTCCTTGGTAACCATTGGGCCACCATAACTGCGTTCAATCACTACATTACGTCCTTTAGGACCCAATGTTACCTTTACAGCATTGGCTAGAATGTTTACACCTTCTACCATTCTACCGCGACTATCATTCCCAAATACTACGTCTTTTGCAGCCATCGTTATTCTCCTTTAGTGACTTGTGCGAAAATATCATCTTCGCGTAAAATTAATAATTCTTCTCCGTTGACTTTGACTGTTTGTCCGGCGAACTTGCCAAATAAAACTTGGTCGTTGACAACAACATCCATTGGTATTACATGTCCATCTGGGTTGCGTCGTCCTGGTCCAACAGCAAGAACAAGGCCTTGATCGGCTTTTTCCGTGGCTGCATCCGGGATAACAATGCCGCCTTTAGTTACAGTGTCACTGTCAACTCGGCGAACTACCACCCTATCAGATAGCGGTTTTAGATTCATTATGATCTCCTTTTAAAAATGAATAAATTCTAGTTTGTTTATTGTACTACAGAAATGTCGGCCTGTCAATACTGAGCCGACAAAAATATTTACCTTTTAGAAATACTGACACGTGGTTCTGGGAAAGAAACACTCATTCTGTTGCAAGGGTTTTATTTTGATAGTTTCTAACACTGTACTGACACCCAGCCCCATGGCTATGCTGTACACAAAGTTTTGGTTGGCCATGACTAGATCTGCTCCGGCCACCACATTGGCCAATTCTAAGAAATTATTAACAGTGTGGTGGGGGATAGCAACACCTGTTACTTGTACAAAATCTTGATGTTCTGTTGTTGTTCCAATAAAAATACCATTGTTGATCAAGTCTGCATCAGCAACCATACTTTGCCACACTGCGTCACCGTTGGGGCAACGATATCTGGCTGTACGACTGACCACTATGGGCTTGACAGCGACAGGATCTGCTTCCAACCAAGGTGTGTCGTAGTCCTGCATTACAAATGGCATGTTGAACGCACGGTGATAGGCTTCTACATAGTTGCCTTCAAAACCTCTAAACAGTGTTCCACGGAATCTATCTAAATCCACTGTGGGCTCAGCATCGCCCTGACTCCAAGTGCCCACTGAGTCAATATAACTTTGACGTTTGAGCAACGGCAGTAACCATGCATAGTCCTGCTCTGTAAATCTTCCTCTGTGTGCAGGATCTACTTCGTCGGGTCTATAACCGTATTGTGCTACACATGATTCTATGTTGTTTAAGGCCACCAAGAACCGGCCTGGTGGCATTTTCTTTACAATAGATAAACTGTAAATCAAATCGCCCAAGGTACCAGAATGACGAAACGTATTAGATACTGTCATTGCGTCTCACACCTTTGTAGTCCGGTGATAAATTTCTTTTTGCACTGGCGGCATCAACAAACCAACGTTGATTGCTTCTGTACTGACTGTGTTGTTTGACAAACACCATGTCAACCTGTGCCAGTAAACCTGTTTCAGCAAAGCCGGTATGTATGATGTCGTAGGTAACAAAGCCTTGTTCGGCCATAAAGTTCAAGTATTCATGAAAGATTGGTTGCCCTACATACTGTTCCACCAAGCCAATTTCCAGCAATACAAATTCAAAGTTTGGTAAACATGCAACTGCACCTTTGACCACTTCCAACTCTCCGCCCTGTACATCAATTTTAAGCAATGCAGGACCCGACAATTCAAATGCTTCCCACATGCTGTCCAGTGTGTACTGCGGAACTGTTCTAGCTCGCATTTCATAGTCACCTGCTTCAGCTTCCAGTGTAGTGAATCTACTGCTGCCACCCAGGTCAGTGGGCACGTTGAAAGCGATTTCACCATTTTCTGCACCAGCCGCGGCCAACATGTAGTTACCGCGATAACGACGGCACAGTTGTTGTAGGCTGGGTTCAAATTCTGCCAAAGGTTCTACAAACAGGTATTGTGCCTGGGGGAAATGACGATACATTTCCTCGGTGTCAGTGGCCACTCCAACATCAACCACAGTGGCAGGATCAAATCCCTGTTGCTTTATAAATGTAAAAAATTCGTCCCAGTTTCTCAAATTATTCTCCTAGTTGTGTTAATATGGCTGTGGTTATTTGTTTGGTATCAAAATTGTTGGTGCAGGGATAGTTGCCTTTTTCACATACAATTTGTCTTATGGGTCTAGCCTGATGGTCATTGCAACCATGACAGTCCTCCAGTGTTGTTATCGGGGTAGCATGCCAATTGATATCCATGCGTCTATGTGGTATAATACGTTGGGGTTGCAAATGTGTCAACAAGGCAACAATGTGTGTTGAACTTGCCGCTGCACACTGCATGGGACCAGAATCTATACCAACAAATGCTCTAGCATGGTCACATAGGTATTTTAACTGTTGGCTGTTGTATCTATCACGTGCATCAAAGAACAAAGGATGCTCTAATGTATGATCTGTTGCGCCGCCCACTGTGACTATTCGAAAGTCTGTACGTGCTGTAAATAATTGTGCAAATACATCGTACCATACCTCCAAGGAAATGTTCTTGGCACCCCAGTGCCAGTTACGCATGTGAACCACAATGAATTTTGTACCGATCTCCTGTAGATCTTGATCCACCGGGACTGTGTCTGTGGTGTCCGGGAACAGTTCCACACTGCGATTGAAATTTGTACTGCCAAACGCACGATAAAAATAACTGTCCACGTAGTGATTTAAGGGATTGATCTCGTAAGCGTCATCCAAGTTGATGTAAACATCGTAACGCCCGGCTTCCACTGCTGCCATGGGTATTAAATTTCTCACATGTGGATTGTTTCTATACACTTCCATGCAGTCTGTGGCCACATCAATGCCAGCATCTGCCCCGTAGCGTCGTTTCAATTCACGCACTACTCCAGTGGTCATAATGACATCACCAATGGCGGCACGCCGTTGTACCAAGATATTAATGGGTTGTTCAATCTTCAATTTGTATTCCATTCGGTCCAAGCAATCCACGCAGGCCCACCACTGGTACTGCTGTTACCAGTGCTTCGGGCAGGTAATAATACAACATGTGTTCAATGTCAAAATAGCCGCCCACATCCAGTCGCTGTGCCATGCCCACAAATCCTCTGAGATAACTGTCGATGATTTGATCTGTACAATTGGCTGGCCAACTCCATAATCTGCTCATGTATTGGTATTCCATGCCGTCGGTTACTGAGGGAGGGAATTGGCTCAACTTGCGTTCCAACACCACAATGCGATCCGGTACTGTGCTGTAATATTGGGGATTGAATCTTTCGGTGAGTTGATAACGTCCCGACATTTTAAATATTCTATCAAACTGTTCAGGAATTTTAGCCGCTGTCATTTGTGAGAGCAGTTCACCAAATATCATTACTTCTGTGGTATTTTTTACAATGTCCCAGTTGTCAGTACTGTGGAATATACCTTGCACAGCTTCGTTTTCACTGAAGTTGTAGTAGTATTCTACCTGGGATTCTATAGTGGCAATTTGCTCATCAGTGGAGGCAATACCGCCCATCTCCACAACAGCAATACTGGCCTCAGGACAATATCTGCGTATGGATTCTATACTGTCTAGTGTTTGGGTGAGTCGCTGAGAGTTCGAGTGTACGCCAAATTTGGTATTCAAGGCGCTGGTTAAAATAAAAAGTGGTTTCATATCAGTATTATATTTAAGTTCTCACCAAGTTGTCAAATATTTTTTAACCGTTGACTTACACTGTGTTAAATAATATACTATTTCAATAACTACAGGATTTTTCAATGAAACTACTCGTAACAGGTGGAGCGGGCTATATTGGCAGTAAACTTGTACCGTATCTTGCCACGCAAGGACACACCATCACAGTGTTGGACCGTTTTGATTTTGGATGCAATGTTGAAGCCGGGCCAAACGTCACCGTGACCAAAATGGACATATTTGATGCCACAGTGGATACCTATACAGGGTTTGACGCTGTGATTCATTTGGCCGGACTCAGCAATGACCCCATGGCCAACTTCAAACCCAGTCATAATTTTATAGAAAACTTGGGCGGAACCAGTCTAACAGCATACTTGGCCCGTGAAGCAGGTGTGCCTAAATTTATATTTGCCAGCAGTTGTAGTGTGTATGGCAGTAATGGACGCACAGTAAGCGATGAAATGATTACTCCACAGGTGGACTTCCCTTATGGTATCAGTAAGATACAAAGCGAGCACGGATTGAACTACTTGAGCAACAGTCGATTCAAAGTAATTAATCTAAGACAAGCCACAGTGTTTGGTTGGGCGCCACGCATGCGTACAGACCTTGTGGTCAACACCATGACCAAGACCAGTGTATTGGACAGTACCATTTATATCAATGACAAAAAGGCCTGCAGACCCTTGATCCACATTGACGACTTGATTCGTGTGTATGGCGAAGTTTTAGTGCATGAAGATTTACCCACAGTGATCAATGTCAGTGCCAAAAACTACAGCATAGGTGACCTAGCCACAGAAATACGCAGTACACTGTTGCCTAGAATTCCAAAACTAACCATCATCAACAACAGAGTTCCGGATCCTAGAAGTTATTTTGTTGACAATCGAGTGATGCAAGGCTTGTTTGGCCAGTGGGATTATGTTACAATTCCCAATGCAGTTGAGGAATTGATCTCCAAGATGTCAGTAACAGATCGAGCAGGTTGGAGTGAGCCCAACTACATCAACGTAGAAATGTACAAAAAACGCATCAGTCAAGGATAACAATGGAAGAAATATTAAAGTTAGTTCGCGAATATATTAAAAATAAACAAGCCACACAAACGTGGACAGCAGGTCGAGATCTAGTACACTATGCAGGCGCACACTTTGACAGTGATGAGTATGCAGCCGCAGTGGAAAGTTTGCTCAAAGGCTGGTTGGTCATGGGCGACAATGGCATGCAGTTTGAACGAACATTCCCGGCGCAGTTTGGTAAAACTGGTGGTATTTTGACCAACTCGGGAAGTAGCAGTAACTTGCTGATGATGGCAGCACTGACCAGCAAGCGTGGATATAACTTTCCACGTGGTACCAAAGTGTTGATGCCCATCGCAGGATTCCCTACTACACTGAATCCAACATTGCAAATGGGATTTGAGCCAGTGTTCTTGGATATTGAACTGGACACACTGAATTTAGATTTGACACGAGCAGAAGATTTAATTCGCGAACATGATATTAAAATTCTTACATTTGCTCATGTGTTGGGTAATTGTCCCAACATGGATGATGTAATGACCTTGGTCAAGAAATACAATTTGGTATTTTTAGAAGATTGCTGTGATGCACTGGGCAGTACCTTCAACGGTAGAGCACTGGGCAGTTATGGCCTAATGGCAAGTTGCAGTTTTTATCCTGCACACCACATGACCATGGGCGAAGGTGGCTTTGTTGCTACTAGTGATCCACAAACTGAAATTATCCTACGCAGTTTCCGTGAATGGGGTCGTGGTTGTTATTGTGTGGGTCCTGTGGCCAACAAACTAAAATGTGGAACTTGTAACAAACGATTCAACAACTGGATTCCCACATTGCCAGATGAGATATTTGATCACAAGTTTGTATATGATGAAATTGGATATAATCTAAAGCCCATCGAAGTACAGTGTGCCATGGGTATGCAACAACTTAAAAAGTTGCCAGAGATTCACTCTTTAAGAAAACGCAACTATCAGTTACTGTTCCGCATTTACGAAAAGTACGAAGAGTTTTTCCATTTGCCAAGAGCCCAAGCAGGTGCAGATCCCAGTTGGTTTGCTTTCCCGCTGACCATACGTGAGGGTGCACCGTTCACTCGCAATGAAATTGTAGACTATTTGGAAGAAAATTTAATTCAAACCCGTCCATACTTTGCCGGCAACATCATGTTGCAACCGGCCTACAGTCACTTAATGAATCCCATGGATGCTAAAACCAATTTCCCAGTGGCCACACATGTCATGACACACAGTTATTTCCATGGTGCCAGTGCTGTGATCACTCCCGAGCAGATTGCTTGGATTGGCGAACGGGTGGATGGATTTATGAGTTTATACAAATAAGGAATATTATGAATGATGTTGAACGCAGAGTAGTTGATATTAGTTACCAGCATAAGATTGGACATTTGAGTTCAACTTTAAATGCAGTTAATATCATTGAAGAGATTTATCAAAACAAAGGCCCAGACGAACCGTTTATCCTAAGTTCGGGACATGCGGCCTTGGCTTGGTATGTGGTATTAGAAAAGTATGAAGGGCAAGATGCTGAACATTTATTTGAAAAGCATGGACTTCATCCACACAGAGACGTTGAATCAGGATTGCCTTGCAGTACCGGCAGTTTGGGCATGGGACTCACTGTTGCTGTGGGCTATGCACTGGCCAATAGAAATCGTCGTGTGCATTGTTTAATCAGTGACGGCGAGTGTGGCGAAGGATCAATCTGGGAAGCACTGAGATTTATCTATGAAGCCAAATTGGATAATCTAGAAGTCTACGTCAATGTCAACGGCATGATTGCCTACGATTTTATTGACAAAGAATATATTTTTACAAGACTACGTGCATTTTTGCCAAGAATCAACATCCGCGAAACCGAACCACCCCATTGGCCGTTTGCACAAGGTGTACTTACACACTACTATGTTTTAAAACCAGAGGACTACGCACAACTATGAGACCACGTTTTGGAGAATTACTAGCAGACTCAATAGAAAAAGACAAAAGAATTTATCTATTGGCCGGAGATGTAGGATTTGGTGTACTGAATCGTTCAAGAGAAATTGCACCCGATCGTGCCTACAACATGGGTGCCGCTGAACAACTGATATTAGGCACTGCTGTGGGCTTAACACACAATGGTGCCATTCCCATTTGTTACAGCATTACACCATTTATTATTTTTAGACCCTATGAGTGGTTGCGTAACTATTTAAATCACGAACTGGCTCCTGTTAAACTGGTGGGATCAGGTAGAGATCGAGATTACGGACACTTGGGATTCAGTCACTGGGCCATCGATGACGAGGCAGCACTACAGGTATTTCCAAACATTAAAATTTACAAGCCCCGAGACAGTGCCGAACTGGAAGCAATTTGGGAAGAGTTTTTATACAACGACAAACCTTGTTACTTGAATTTGTCAAAAGCCAGCTAAAGGAAACAATTATGGCAGTTTATGACTGTATGCATTACTGGATCGAAAACGATCTATTGGAAATTAGATTTAACGAACACTGGCACCATGTTGATAAATTTGTCATTGTGGAAGCCGGAGAAACACACACAGGATTGCCCAAGTCATTCAACTTTGATCATGAGCGATTTGCTCCCTACGCTGAAAAAATTATATATAGAAAGTTTGACACGTTTGATCAAGCATACTTAGATTATCCGCACTTGGTAGATGAGTTTGTAACTTTGGATCGTGGTACAGCACAAAGCAGTGCTGACTGGGGCCGAGATCATTTCCAATGTAATTTTATTCTACAGGCCTTGATGGATGCCGGCGCCACAGATGATGACATAGTGTATGTAAGCTGTCCAGACGAGTTGTTGCGTGGTGCTACTTTTGAAACAGTTCGTGCTGCACTGGAACCTGTCACTGACCATGCCAACATGCCTATTATCATGTTCAAGTACATGACTTATGGGTACAAGTTTAATTTGTTGCACAAAAGTTGGGAAGAGTCAGACTCGTCCGGCATGGTATCAAAGTTGTCCACTTACAAAAAGCGTTTGCCAGCCACCCTGCGTGATCAACGCATTTGCACACACTTGATCAACAATGCTGGATGGCATTTTACATTCATGGATCAAAACGGTGGCGAAGATATTCTAGCCAAACAACGTGCATGGGCTCACAGTCGTGACCATGATCCAAAACACACTAAATTAAAGTTTGACAACACCACTAGAGAAGAAGCCCTGGCTAGATTTTTAGCTGACTATCATTTAGTAACAGTGCCAACAGAACCTGGTATGCAACCACAATACATTTTAGATAATTACCAGCAATTTAAAAATTACTTCAGCGAATAACAGGACCTTATATGCATGCCGTTGCTTCAATTAACTTAGAAAACTATCAAGACCTAGCCGACTTGACTGACGCACCCAAGCGTGAGTATTGTGAACGTTGGGGTTATCAATTTCACGTGTTGCGTGATTCACGCTACAGTCCCATCATGGGCTTTAATAAAATTCACTACATGTTGGACTTGTTAAACACACATCCGGACATTGACTGGTTGTTGTTTACCGAATGTGATGCTACAATAACTAACTTAACTGTCAGCATTGATGACAAGATTGATGAAGGTTATCATTTTATCATGCCAGTGGACAGATTGAATCTAAATGCTGGAAATATTTTAGTACGCAACTCACCCCAAGGGCGTGGCTATTTGCAAATGATTTTAAATCGTGAAAGTGAATACGCTGAAGCCGAATGGGCAGAACAACAGGTCATAATTGACAGTATCGAGGATTACACCGACATAGTTAAAATTGTACCACAGAAATACATGAACAGCTACGTACAAGCACCATACGACTACTGTGATGTGCGTTGGGATATATTTGGTCTCAGTGGGGAATGGACACCAGGCGATTGGATTGTGCATTGGCCGGGATTACACAAGCCGGTACGCATACAGCAGGCCACAGAGATGTTGACGAAAATCACAAGATGAAAATATTAATTACAGGCACTTCGGGATTTATTGGCAAGAGTTTTCAGGAACACTTTGAGCGGACCGATGAAGTTGTGGTATGGAGTAGAAACTCCATATCCTTGACCGCGGCATTGAATTTATATCAGCCCGAGTTAATATTGCACTGTGCGGCTGAGATTTACAATGCCGATGTAATGCAACAATCCAATATTGGCCTAGTGTACGAAATACTGGAATGGCAAAGACTCAATCCTGAGGCTAGAATGATCACCATTGGCAGCAGTGCCGAGTACGGTCCTGTGGATCGTGCCACCTGTGAAACAGATAGAATCAATCCACAGAATGTGTACGAAGCTACCAAAGGTGCTGCCACGCTGTTGTGTCAAGGATATGCTAGACAGTTTGGTATACACACCTGCGTGGCACGTATCTATTCGGGCTATGGTGCCTATGAACGCCCACGCAGACTGTTTCCCACCCTGTACCGAGCATTTTTTAAAAATGAACCAATGACTATTTTTGAAGGTGTGCATGACTTTATCTACATTGAAGATTTCATTCGCGGCATTGAAATATTAATTGGACATGACTGGACTCCAGGAGAACTTGTTAACTTTGGTTCGGGAGTACAAACTACCAATTCACAAGTGTTGGCGGCATGGGAAAGAGTAACAGGACGACAGGCTCCGGTTACATTCAAAGACTCGTTTATGCGGGCACACGATACACTGGTATGGCAATGTGACACAGCTTATGCAAGAGAAAAGTATGGATTTGAAACACAGTATACATTAGACGCAGGTATAGCAGATATAATCAAGAGACTACAATGAATAAATTACAACGAAGAATATTAGAAATAACTTACCAAGAGCGACAAAGCCATTTGAGCAGTTGTTTAAGTGCCGCCCCAATCTTGGAAGAAATATACGCCACTAGACAAGAGGATGAAGTAGTGATTCTCAGTAATGGTCACGCAGGACTTGCCCTGTATTGCGTACTTGAAGAACGATACGGAGTTGATCCAGTTGCCATGTTACACAAACACGGCATACACCCCAGTAGGGATTTAGACAATCACTTGTATTGCTCCACTGGCAGCTTGGGATCAGGTTTGCCTATTGCCATTGGACATGCCCTGGCCACTCCAGAAAAACAGGTCTGGTGTATGATCAGCGACGGAGAAGCCGCAGAAGGATCAATTTGGGAAAGTTTAAGATTTATTGCCGACTATCCTGTGGATAATTTACAAGTATATGCCAACATCAATGGCATGGGTGCATATGACATGATTGATGTGGATCCATTGGTTGCACGTTTACAAGCATTCCTACCAAGAATCCGTATCAGACTCAGTGAACCAACTGACTTTGGATTTATACAAGGTTTAAAAACGCATTATCACGTACTCAATGAACAAGAATATCGGAGTCTACTATGAGATTTACATTTGCAAAATTGTTGTTAGAAGAAATGAACAGTAACTCTCAAGTCAGACTGATCACAGCCGATCTAGGCTACGGCATACTGGACACGGTTCGCAACACACACCCTACACACAGTTACAACGTAGGTGCGGCCGAGCAACTCATGCTGGGAGCTGCCATTGGCATGGCTCAAGAAGGGTTGATTCCAGTATGCTACTCCATGAGTAGTTTTGTATTGTATCGTCCATTTGAATTTATTCGTAACTACATGAACTACGAAGGCACAGCAGTTAAACTGGTGGGCTCGGGTAGAGATCAAGATTACGAACACGATGGCATCAGTCATTGGGCACACGACGATTCTGCTGTGTTGGCCTCTGTACCCCGTGTGCGAATATACAAACCCGAGACTCGAGAAGAACTTGTTGACATATGGCCCGAGTTCATCAGCAATGCTGAACCCTGTTACTTGAATCTCAAACGTAAAAGTTAATAAATCTACCGGGTCTCGACTGCCCAATAAATACTACATCAAATATGGAAAATCGAGTCTGTCATCAAGACCTTGACAAGGTCAAAGTGGTAAACAAGCCCTGGGGCCAAGAAAAATGGTTACAACCCACTGGTGGCAATCACACCTATGCTCTCAAAGAAATCATTCTCAATCCTGGCTATAAAACCAGCCTACAGGTACATCAATTCAAGGCAGAAACCAATTACATACTAGAAGGTTCGGGCGAAATGATGTACTATCGTCATGCATTTGATTGTGAACGCTATGTTGCTGGTGCTTACACTGCTGAAGAAATTGCTGACATTGTCAATGACTTAACTGTGATAACCTACGGTCCTGGCAGTGTAATGACTATGGAACCCGGTACCGTACACAGAATGAAGGCAACAACACAGTTACGCTTCGTTGAAGCCAGCACCACAGAACTGGATGATGTAATTAGACTGCAAGACGATGCCAATAGAACCCACGGTCGTATAGAACAAGAACATAATAAATGAAACCATTAACAGTATTAATATTGGCCGCTGGATATGGGCGCCGCATGGGTCCGTTTAGTCGCATCATAAACAAAAGCCTAGTTCCTTACAACAATAGACCTTTGATCAGTCACATATTTGAT